CAGTTCGAGTTCAAAGAACGCCTGATAGTGTGCAGTAACGGAGCGAGGATAGTGTTCAAAGGTTGCGATGACTCCGAGAAGATAAAAGGTATCTCGCAGTTCAAACGTGTCGTGCTGGATGAGCTGTCGGAGTTCGACAAAGAGGACTACAATCAGATATGCTTGCGCTTGCGTGGTCAGCGAGGACAGCAGATAATATCTACATTCAACCCCATCAGCGAGACGCATTGGATTAAGACCGACATATTCGACACCGAGGAATGGCACGATATGCCGAATAGAGTACGCATCAACGGCGTTAAAGTGCCATTGAGCTATACCAAAGTGAAGAGCATCCGCAAGAACGGAAGCAAATATATGCTCAATCCACGCACGGGAGAGGTGGAGGAACACGCCCCCGACACTGTCATAGTGCAGACAACCTACCTCAACAACTTTTGGGTTGTCGGTTCTCCTGATGGATCATACGGCTTCTACGATGAGCAGTGTATCGCACGATTCGAGAAGCTACGCCGAGATGATCCGGATTATTACAACGTCTATGCACTCGGCGAATGGGGCATCATACACACGGGTTCCGAGTTCTTCGGCTCGTTCAATCGTGGCGTCCATTCTCAACGTGTAGAGTATGACGCATCATTACCTATCCATGTGAGCGTCGATAACAACGTGCTGCCATATATCTCAGTGTCGTATTGGCAAGCGCACATCGGAGCGACAACACATATCAAGCAGATTGGGGAGACGATAGGTAAACAACCATATAACACCGTCCGCAAGACCGGTGATTTGGTGGCTGAGTATCTGCAGGGCTTAGGCTACCATGACAAAGTATATCTGCATGGTGATGCCTCCACACGTGCGGCTAATACCATTGACGAGGAGAAGCGTTCATTCCTTGACTTGTTTATTGACCGCATCAAGCAACATGGCTATGAGGTGGAGGACTGCGTGGGTAAAAAGAATCCGAGCGTTCCGATGTCTGGTGAATTTATTAACTCTATATTCGAGGGAGCTGAGGATGACCTAACAATCACCATTGGCGATGAGTGCAAGACGTCCATTGAGGATTACATGAGCGTGCAGAAGGATGTAAACGGAGCAATACTAAAGACCAAGGTTAAGAATAAGCTAACCGGACAGAGCTATGAGGAGCATGGACACTTGTCTGATACGTTCCGCTATGTGGTGTGTGACTTGTTGCGGGAACGCTTCCTTGCTTTCAGTAATAGGCGTAAACGCAACCTCTACGCCCGTGAGGGTGCAATCAACTTCTACAACCCCAATACGGAGTGTCAGTACACTTGCGATGTTGTCTATTCGATGCCTAATGTCAACGGAAAGTTCTGTCTTGTTCATGTGAGACGCTGCGGTGATAAGTGGCACGTGGCTAATGCCAAGTTTAGGGAGACAGTGTCCACCGATGAGATTAGAGACGATATAGTGGCGATCAATTGTGCCAACACGTTCTTCGAGTGTGGCAATGCCTACTATCCTTTGGTGCGTGAGATGCGTCAGAGCATTGAGCAGCTCAAAGTTCGTGGCGAGGTGGCTGACATTCAACGACGCATAGCTGCTACCTCCGACTTCGTGCGCTCGAATATAGAGTTCAGTCCAACGTTGATGGAGGAGGATGAGCAGTATGGAGCATTCGTCACTAACCTGTTGGACTACAATACCACCGAGAACTATGAAGCGAGTGCTGTGCTTAGCGGTCTCGTTCAGGTGATTGTAAAATCGTTTTTATAAACCAAGGCTTACAACCAATTAAATATCAATCAGTTGCAAGAATAGAGCAACGAAATGCGATTTCAAAAAATAAATGCTTTTGGCGGATGTGGCGCAATTTGAGATAAATTCGCTACAAAAGTTTAAAGTATGAATTTTATTCGGAAAATTTTTGGCTCGGCCACTAAGGAGAAATCGGATGAAGTGGTGATGCAAGGAGGTGGAGAGCTCCCTAATCGCCCTATCTATGTCATCCGTCCCCTTGGTGGTGCGGATATACCCTTACCGAGCGAGAATAACGCTGACCCGATGGATTTGTTTCTGTCGCTTCCGGAGGTGTTCTTTCCTATAAACTTCATAGCCAAGCGCATTGCCGGCGCACACTTCGAGGTGCGTAAATATTCCGACGACAGCATTGTGTGGTGTAGTAGCAGAAGCTATAAATCACAGAAGATAAACCGCATCCTCACCCAGCCAAACTGTGTGCAGAAGTGGCGTGAACTTGTGTATATGCACCATGTGTATAAGCTCGCCACCGGAAACGCTTACTTGCGCGCTGCCATGGCAAGCAACCTCGGAAAGGATAGGAAATGGAAATGGTGCGATAACTATTGGTCATTACCTCCCAAAGATGTTGATGTGGTTGAACTGCGAGAGGGTGTTAATCTTCCTTTGTTCGGCATCGGCAAAATAGAGGAGCTTATCGCCGGTTATCGTCTGAATGGCAAAGACAGCACATTCCAGATGATACCGGTAGATGAAGTGTGGCACGATCGAGACGGCGTCGCCAATCTCACATCGGGCGGTGGCAATTTCCTCAAGAGCGCAAGTAGGTTGAGTAGCGTGAAAGGCCCTATCAACAACCTCATCAAGGTCTATGAGTCAAGAAACGTCATTTACTCACGCTCCGGTGCTCTTGGCATATTGGTCAACAAGAAGCATGATGACACCGGAACAGTAGCGTTGACAGATGCCGAGAAGAAGCAAGTCAACGATGCGTATGTGTCCAACTATGGCATCGGCAGTGGTAAGAGCCCGATTGCTGTTACTGATGCAGACCTCTCGTTCCTCCGCACGGCACTTTCGATTAAAGACCTTGAGCCGTTTGAGGAAACGTTGTATGATGCCATTGAGATAGCCGGAGTATATGGAATCCCGGCTGTGCTCGTACCACGTAAAGACCAATCCACATTCTCCAACCAAGCGACCGCTGAAAAGGCTGTTTATACTTCCACTATCATCCCGATGGCTAAAGAGTTCTGCGAGGGGCTGACAGCCTTCTTGGGTATCGAGGAGGAGGGCTTGTACATAGACTGCAACTTCGAGGATGTTGATTGTCTGCAACAAGGCTTGAAGGAGAGCGAGGAAGTCAAGAAGTTGGTTAATGACCGCTGTCTGATGCAGTTCAACAACGGACTAATCAGCATCAACGATTGGCGTTCACAGATACACGAAAGCGCGCTTGAAGATGAAGTCTTCTCGAAAACAAAATTCGAGATGACAGACCAAGAGATAGAGTTTATTAACAGAATATTAAACAACCAAAAAGCCTCAACAGGAGAAGAACAACATGAAGGAGAAAATAAAGAGCCTGCCGTTCGAGACGAAGGCGAATGATGTTGATGAGCATGGAACCGTGACCGTAGCGGTCAACGGCATAGGCATTGAGGATTCGCAGCACGACATCTCGATGCCACATTCTTTCGACAATACGTTGAAGAATGACATTACGAGAATGCGGTGGTTTCTGAACCATCGTCAGGATCAGTTATTGGGCGTGCCTTTGGAGGGCAGTGAGAAAGACGGCAACTTGGTGATGGTTGGTAAAATCAACCTCAACAAGCAGATTGGCATAGACACCTACAACGATTACAAGTTGTATGCAGCCAATGGTCGCACACTTGAGCACTCTATAGGAGTACAGGCACTCAGACGAGACAAAGAGGATGCTCGCAAGGTTATCGAGTGGAAGATGTACGAGTATTCGACATTGACCTCATGGGGCAGCAATCCTCAGACGTTCTTAGTCAACCTCAAGAGTGGCACACGTGAGCAAGTGCAGGAAGCGGTGAATTTCATTCAGGAAGCTTTCAAGATGCGTGGTTATTCGGATGAGAGACTAAAGAATTACAATATGGAACTGAACTTACTTTTGAAATCCCTCGAAGGGGCAAACATCGTCACTTGCCCCTGTTGCGGTACTCAGTTCGATTATGACGCTCAGTCTGAGGTGACGTTCTCACAGCAAGTAATAGACATCGCCGCCATGTATGCCCGATGGATCACTGATGACATCGTGGAGGAGGAGATGGACAAACTTGAGCCCGAGATACGTGCGCAAGTCACAGCACTGCTCGACAGCGTCAAAGGACAGAAGACCGAGTTGACCGAAAAGAGCATCACTGATGTAATGCAGTATGTTCGTTGCCCCCATTGCTACTCACGTGTATATCGTGCGCACGCAATCCTACAAAACACCGCGACCGAGACCAAGGAGGAAGAGGTGCCGACAGCCGTTAAAAGCGACGATTTCTGGAAAAAATTGAATCAATCATTTAAATAATTATTTAACTTATGAAAAAGATTAACAAATCCGACCTCGGTATCAACTTTGAGGGTATGAGCACCGAGCAGAGAGAGTTCATGGAGAAGAACGCATCCATGATTGTTGACATCGTCAACAAAGCCCTTGAGGGCGAATTGGACTCTGAGCAAGTGACCAAGCAGTTCAAAGACGTAACCACTGAACTCGACAAGTTCAAGAACATCGACGCTGAGAAGCTTCAGCAGGTCCTCAAGGACAATGAAGAGCTTTGCGCCACAGTCAAAGAACTTAGCGAGAACATGGAGAAAGCTAAGAAAGCCGGTTACACTATCGGTCAGGTGAACCAGTTCGCCGAGAACTTCGAGAAGATGATGGAATCTCGCAAGATGCAGGACTTCATCGGCGGCACAGAGAAATCTGTAAGCTTTGAAGGCTTCCGTCTGAAAGACATCACAGCCATCACCTCAATGGAGAACAACTACAACGGCGATGTGCTCACAGCGTATCAGTCGCAGTTCATGGCATCTCCGTTCACCTTCAACAAGACCCATGTCCGTGACATCATTACTTCTATCAACGCAGACCCGAAGTTCCCCTCATTCACATACCTCCGTGTCGCTGAGTTCGACCGCAATGCCCGTTATGTGACAGAGAACGGACGTTTGAGCCAGTCCAGCCTCAAGCTCGAAGAGGTCAGCACCTCTATCCGCCGTGTCGGTACTTACTTTGACTTGTCAAAGAACTTGCTCATGGCACGTGTCCAGCTCCGCTCTTGGATTGTTGCCACCATCCCCGGCATCATCACAACAGCCGAAGACGCCGCCGTTCTCTTTGGTGACGGCACCAAGAACCAGCTTTTGGGTATCACCAACATCAATGGTGTTGAACCTATTGAGAAACAAATCACCGGAGCAATCATCGAAGGTAAAGCCGGAGAGGTTGCCAAGATTGAGAGCTACAACAACGGCAAGGATGTGCTCGTAGAGTTCACCAAACCGCTCAGCCTCGCTCTTGATTCGATGATGATCACCTTTGAGGGTGCTGCTGTCATCACCGATCTCAACAAAGCAACACCTATCGTCAAACTTAACGACCGTCAGTTCATCCTCCGTGGTGTTGAGTACAAGGGCGAAGAGACCAACCTTGCCAACCTCACATTCAAGGTAAACCATGCGTCGTTCAAGTCTATCGACGTTCCGAACAGCAAGGATGTCATCCGCACAATCGTTGCTTGCCTGACCTTCGCTCAGTACACACCTAACGCAATCGTTCTGAATCCTCTTACGCTTAACGCTATGGAGGGTGAGAAAGATTCCATCGGTCGTGACCTCGAGCTCGTACAGATCATCGGCGGTCGCAAGTACATCGCCGGCATTCCTGTAATCGAACTTCCCGTGATGCCTGTTGGATATTACCTCGCCGGTGACTTCAACCAAGGCGCACAGCTGTACGATTACAGTAAGCTTGACATCCAGTGGAAAGAGGACGCTGAGACAGCCTTGTACAACATGGTTCGTCTCATCACTCAGGAGCAACTCGGTCTCGTGGTTTATATGCCGTGGGCGTTCGCTTATGGTAAACTCGAAGACCTCAAGACAGCAATCACCAAGGACTAAACTTTTGAGCCATGCGTTACATACTTTCAGGAGACCCCAAAGAAGTAACTAACGTGGTAAGGGAGTTATCTCACAGAGTACGCAGGGGCGGTATTTCACTTACCCCCCTTGCGGACTGTGAGCCAAGTCTTGAGGACAAATTGGCAAACACTGTCGATGACGTTAGCGCGGCACAGAAAGCCTTGAAAGAGCAGTGCGACTCATATAAGAGCCAGCTGGAGGAAAAAGACAACGAGATAGCAGAGCTTCAAGCACGTATATCCGTTCTCGAATCCTCACCCGAAGAGGAACCCGAAGCCGAGCAGGTGGAAGACACCAAAGACGTTGAACTACCCGACACGAAAGAAGTTACTGCGGCTGATAAAAAGACCGCTAAAAAGAAGTAGATTATGCTCGTAGATGTTTCATATTTCACCGCCGGACCACGGCACATCCTCAACGCCTCGCTTGGGTCAATCCCCAACCCCAACGCGCAAGAGGTCAATGCCGCTATCGAGGAATATATTGCCTACTATCAGGAGCAATATCTTTGCGACATGCTCGGTGAATCCCTTGGCAATAAGGTCAACGCTTATCTTGTGTGTCAAGACGAGGGCGACACTATCAACAAGGAACACATTGAAACGTTATGCGCACAACTGCGCCAGTCATTCGCCGACTACGTGTATTACAAGATTATCGGAGACAGCAACGAGCAAGCGACCATCACCGGTTTACAGCGGCTCAAAACCGCCAACACTTATGTCGCTCCGATTATGCGTCAGGTAAAAGCGTGGAATGCGATGGTGGAGCGTAACATTCGCTTCGCCCAATGGTGCAAATCATCAGAATGTTATTTCACCAACATTCGCACATCATCAAATATGCTCACCAAAATCAACAGCTTCAACTTATGAGAAAGATATTTCCAAAGGCACAGCAGCGGAGTCGGGAACTCGTTGAGATTTTCGAGGATGTGGTGGCGGCTACGGCTGTCGGCTGCAAGGTCGCTGTTATGAAGCATGGAGATTTTGAGGAGATAGATTGCCCGACGATTAATTACACATTCGGTAATGCTCAATACGTCAAGGACAGACTTGACGAGCTGAGCAAGACCGCAAAGGGCAACGACATTAAGTTTCCGCTTATCGTTCTGTTCGCTCCTGTCAACGAGACACGAGGCAAGGTAGAATACTACTCCAAGAGCAAGGTGAGAGTGCTGATAGCGTGCTCATCGAAGCAGCAGTGGAGTAACGAAGAGCGTAGGGTGTATTCCTTTCAGAACATCCTCCGACCGATATACAAGCGTTTTCTTGAGGCGTTGCTTGCTGACGGACGATTTGATTTTGCAGATGATGTAGTGCCGCACGAGTACTCTGAGAACTATTCTTATGGCAGATATGGTGCTCACACCGGTACCGGGGACGCCGTCAGCGAGCCCATTGACGCCATTAACATTTCCAATCTCGAATTAATTATCAAACC